ACAAGCCAACAAATTCGCGATACTGAAAGAAGAAACTTTAACTTGATTGCTTGCCCAGGATACACTGAGCTAATGAGCAATCTAGTGAACTTGAATATCGATAGAGGATTGACTGCTTTTGTTATCGGTGACACACCGTTTACACTTCCAGCAGATGCTACTTCGATAACTTCTTATGCTACTAATGAAAATTTGGTTATAGATAACAACGATGACGGTATTGTTACTTTTGATGAGTACTTAGGTGTGTTTTATCCGAACGGATTTACAACCGATCTAAGCGGGTCAAATGCTGTGGTTCCTGCATCACACATGATGTTAAGAACGATTGCAATTAGTGACAACGTAAGTTTTCCTTGGTTTGCACCAGCCGGTACAAGACGGGGAGGCATTACTAACGCAACTTCAGTAGGGTTTATTGACTCAGAAACTGGTGAATTCCAGACTGTAGCATTGAACGAAGGACAGCGTGACACGCTCTACACAAATAGTATAAACCCTGTAACATTCTTTACAGGAGTCGGCCTTGTCAACTATGGTCAGAAGACTCGTGCAAGAAATGCAAGTGCGTTGGATAGAATCAACGTTGCACGACTTGTTGTATATTTAAGAGGACAATTAGATAGATTAGCAAGACCATATGTATTCGAGCCAAACGATCAGATTACACGAAACGAAGTCAAACAGGCAGTAGAAAGCTTGCTATTAGAATTAGTAGGTTTAAGAGCTATCTACGACTTTGCAGTGGTATGCGATGAAACAAACAATACACCTGCTAGAATTGACAGAAACGAACTGTATGTAGACATTGCAATTGAACCAGTTAAGGCTGTTGAATTCATCTACATTCCGTTGCGTGTACAGAACACAGGAGAAATTTAAGATGCCAATTACTTCACTTAACAATTTAGGTGTACCAACAGATGCAGGCAACCAAGTTCTGTTGATGCCCAAACTGCGTTATCGCTTTAGGGTATTGTTGACAAGCTTCGGTGCTGAATCATCAACAGAACTTACAAAGCAGGTTGCAGACGTTACAAGACCTACGGTAAACTTTGAAGAGATGGAACTACATGTTTACAACTCTCGTGTTTATCTTGCAGGTAAACAGCAGTTAGAATCTATCCAGCTTACACTGCGTGACGATGCAACAGGTCTTGTACAAAAACTTGTAGGACAGCAACTACAGAAGCAGTTCGACTTTGTCGAGCAAGCTTCAGCTAGAAGTGGTATTGACTATAAGTTTACCACTACCATCGAAATCTTAGACGGTGGTAATGGCAACGCAGAGCCGAATGTGCTTGAAACTTTTAGAATGTATGGTTGCTTCTTACAGAATGTTAACTACAATGAATTGGCTTATGATTCCAATGAGCCAGCAACAGTTACGTTAGCTATACGTTACGACAACCTTGAGCAATATGCTGCGGGAGAAACCGAAGTTTCGACAGTAGGAGGTATAGGTGCCGCTGTAGGCAGAGCTATTGCAAGCGAAGCCGCTACAGGAGGCGGTTCTGTAGAGTAAAGATATACTTTAAAAAAGCCCAGATTTTTCTGGGCTTTTTTTGTGGCTAAATATTAGTATGGCAAATAAGTTTTCACAATTTTTAACCGGACTAGGTACAGGAGTGGTTAGTCCTAGAGGTACTCCTAGTACTTATCAACATGCAACAAGATTGTTTATTGACGACAGTTTTAGACTTTCACCAAGAACAAAATTTAATTATTTTGTTAATTTTGAATTAGATCCAGCTGCGCTTAAGGTTCCGCAGTTTGACAGAGGTAAAATAGAAGAAGCAGGATTGTTAGTAAAAAACCTATCCTTGCCAAGTTATAATTTCGATACAGTCACGAAAAATCAATATAATAGAAAACGTGTTCTGTACAAGATGTTAAATTATGAACCTCTATCTTTAACTTTCCATGATGACAGTGATGGTGTTACAAATGCGCTATGGGCAATATATTATGGGTATTATGTAGCAGACAGAAGTTTACCAGATATAGCATACGACAATAATAAATATTCCACAATTGCTGCCAAAGAAAATGCCAGTTTTAGATATGGTTTAGATAATGATATAAGTGCACCTTTAATAAGAAAAATTAATTTATACACAATGAGTCGTCAACGATTTTTAAGTTATAGTTTAATTAATCCTAAGATAACCAAGTGGAATCACAGTGATATGGATTATTCTTTATCTGAGCCAGCACAAAATCAAATGACTGTGGAATTTGAAAGTGTTCAATATGGAGGCGGCAGAGTAGATTACAATTCGCCGTCAGGATTTGCAAATCTACATTATGACGCGGCTCCATCTCCTCTAAGTGTTGCAGGCGGCGGAATAAGTTCGCTTACAGGGTCAGGTGGTGTTTTAGATGGTCTAGAACAAATATTCGGCGCGGTGAGCGACGGTACAGCATTCGACAGTCCGGAAAATGCTTTAGCTACAGTAGCAGGAGCAATTAATACCTATGAAAACCTTAAAGATCTAGACAGTGATGCTTTAGCAGGAGAAGCACTTAGTTTACTTTCTAGTCCACAAGGTGTCGAAACCTTAGCCAATACTATCAGTGGAGTTGCTGGCACAGTGTTTCCTAAAGCCGCTGCACAAGCACGAGAAACTAGAGCTGTAGAAAAGAAAATTACTGATATAGATCAGAGTGGAAGAGTTAGAGGAGGGTTATAATGGCTACCAATCTACCTCCAAAAGAAATAAATGATAGCGGTGCCGCTACAAGAATCTTTTTTGATCAGTACGGGGTTAAACCTACAGAATACAAGGCAGTGGAAGTAGATGCTGCCGTTAATTTTTTCAACAGTGCAGGGTTTGGAAATGATGCGTCAACAGTGAGTGGACTTTCTATATTAAAGCAGGCTAAGCGAGAAGGTGTAAGCGTTTTCGTAATTCTTGATGGATTAAGAAAATTAAACGCAGTTCAAATTAGCACCTTAGTTGCTCAAATTTTAAATAGCAACAGAGTTCCTACCAGTGCTTTAGGATTTAGAACCAACGTAACATCCAACGATAAATCAAGAGAAATATCAGCGTAATGCCTAAATTTGCTCAAGGAAAATTCGAACCAAAAAACCCTACAAAATATGTAGGCAATCGAACTCCAATGGCAAGGTCCAGCTGGGAATTTGTGTTTATGAAAATGTTAGATGAACACCCCGGGGTTGAAAATTGGGCAAGCGAAAGTGTACAGATACCATATCGAGACCCTTTTACAGGAAAGCAAACTATATATGTGCCTGATTTTTTTGTTGTGTATAAAAATAAGAATGGTAAGAAACTTGCTGAATTAGTAGAAGTTAAACCCAGCAATCAAACTTTGAGAGAACGAGTAGGACGAAGTCGTTATAATCAAGAACAATATGTTAAAAACCTAGCCAAATGGGAAGCAGCGAATGCCTGGTGTAAACAGCAGGGTATTAAGTTTCGTGTTATAAACGAAGACGACATTTTCCACACAGGTAAAAAAAGAAGATAAACAATCTAAGTTCCGATAAATATTAGCATATAATTGGAAAATGTTATGACTAAAAAATTGGAAGAGCTTTTCGATTTGGAATCAAAAGAAACAATCGATCAACAAGAAAAATCATTAACTGAACCGACACATGAGCAAGTCAAAAGCCTAGACGATAGCTACAGTGCTGTAGAAGAAATCACACGAGATTTACCAGCAGTGGCTGAACTAGACGAAATTGATGACAAAGAATTAGATGCATTAGCAACTAAGTCGGAACAGGCCTATGACGATCTCATGGATCTAGGAATGAATGTAGAAGTTCGTTACAGCGGTAGAATTTTCGAAGTTGCAAGTTCTATGATGAAAAATGCAATAGATGCAAAAACAGCTAAAATAGATAAAAAATTAAAGGCAGTAGATGCTAAATTGAAGAAATATAAAATCGACAAAGATTCTAACCCTGCAGGTGACGATGTAATTAGCGGAGAGGGATTTGTAGTAACAGATCGTAACGAGTTGCTTAAAAAACTTGGCGGAAAGGAATAAATACTATTATGAAATCATTTAGAGAATATCTTGTTGAAAGCAAGAAAGTTTATAGTTTTAAGGTTAAGGTAGCTGGTGAGTTGCCTGAAAATTTCTCTGATAATCTTAAATCAAGAATGGACAAATACAGTGTTGCAACTTTTGAGCAAGTAGCAAAGACCCCTGTTCAAAAATTACCAATAGATTTTCCTGAATTAGAAAACCAAGAAGTAACTGTGTTTGAAGTCGTAACTGAATATCCAGTGACTGGTCCTTTAATTGAAAAAGAATTAAAAGAAATCGGACTAGACTACAAGGCATACAGAGTGCGTGGTAGCCAAGAGCCGTCTGAAGTAGATCAAGCTATGCAGGTTGAAGACGAGTCTGATAAAGAAAAAGAACCGTTGCTGAGTGATCCCGAATACAAAGAGGCAGAAGGCATAGATGCAAAAAGTTATTTTGGTGATGACTTTAATGCTTCCTTTTTACAAGATCTACAAAAAGCACGAGAAGAACACATGAAAGAAGCAGGCTGTGATCCTGCAAACCCAAAGGAATCAGCATAATGGATTTTAAAGAACTCCTAACTAAGATGACAGATTTAGATGCAGATCAAACAAATACTGTAAACGAAAATGATGCAATGCTACCTACTATGCCGCAGGCAACTGAACCTACCATGAGTGTCAATATGAATGCACAAGGCGATAGCATAAAAGACTTGCTTCATATTCTATCTAAATTAAATAATGATGTAGTAGGTCTTGATAATGACGGCGATGGCGACCATGATTTAAGCGATCACGAAATGGAAGCATATGCTAATGAACCCGATGAAGAGATTAAAGATATTGACTACATGGTTAATAAATTAGCAGGCGGAATGAATAAGCCAAAAGATACATATGATGTTGTATCGAAAGGTGATAATCCGATGCAGAAAACGCACAAAGACATGGTTGAGCATTTTCGCAAGCAATTAGAGACGAAACTTAGAGAATACAAGGAAAAATAAATGGCAGATTTAACCACATCGACTATCGGCGGCGGCAGTTCAGAGTTAGTAAAGAGAAATCCACAATATCATGTAAGCGGAACTGGTCCTGCATCGTTAGATTTATCAATTCCTCTTTATAATGGTAACAAGCCATTAACTTTCTTTGAGCTAGATTTTGGAACAGCAGTTAACACACAACTAGATCCAGAAGAAGCAATTAATGTGTGTATTGAAATTGTACAAAAATATGCA